AAATGTAAGGCTTCTGATGTATACAGTCAAAATCTATACGCCGCCTTATGTAATAATGAATTCCTTAAAAATAATCAAAAATGGAGTTGCTCTTGGAGAAGTGCCGGGGGTATTATTGCTAATCTCAGAGAAGAAGGGGATTATATAGACTGGTATTGTAGTGGCATGGGTTCTGGAGATAATAGTGTTGGCGAGGGCATTGTTACCAAAGAGGTTGCACAAGATATAGAAAATTTAGGGTGGCAGATTTTAATCAATGAGGAGTCATTATGACATGGGATGGTACTTTTAAATATGAGCCGGTTAATTCAACAAAAGTTAACGAGATTTTAACTACTTATAAAGGACAGCCTGTTTTAGACTATATCATAGAACTATACAGGCTCATAGAATATCAAAGAAACAGGATTGTTCAACAAGAAAAACAAATTATAGCGATAAAGCATACTGAGGCATGGAAACAATACGATAAACCAATTGAAAATTATAACTCTAAAACTAGAAAATACGATACTTAAGGACAAAATAATGCTTTGGAAAAACGTAAAAACTTGGGCAAAAGAACGCGGGTACAAAGCCGATAGGAAAAAAGTGGCAGACTCAACCAACTCTTATCACTATACTTGGTTTAAGATAGAAGACGAAACTATTAACGGCACTGCAACCAGCGTAAGCAAAATTGCAACTGCTATATATAATCATATAACAGATAATGCTCATCTTGAGTATCAGCTAGAATATAAAGAAAAACAATCCAAGCAGGATATAAGTCATGAAATCGAAGGATGGTAAAAGACTTAAGATACAGATGGTGCCTATAACATTGGCGGGCTTGATAGGTTCAGCCATTAATGGTATTATAGCATATATTGCAGTGTACTTCTTTAAACCCTTATGGGAAAAAATTATCAAATGGTGGTCAAAAAATGAATAATGTTAAATTAATATCTGTAACTCCAGACGCAGAAAAATTAATGGCATATTGTGCCAGAGTATCCAATCCGCAAGGGCAGTCAAACGAAAATTATGCTAAATTACTCAAATACTGCATAGATCACCAGCATTGGAGTATTTTTGAGCAAGGCTTTATGACGGTGGAGATCAACACAACCAGAGGTCTTGCTGCTCAGATTTTAAGACACAGAAGTTTTACATTTCAAGAGTTCTCTCAGAGATATGCGGATACAACATTATTGTCTGAAGATATTCCACTGTTTGAATTAAGAAGACAAGATACAAAAAATAGACAAAATAGTATAGACGATATGGAAGATGAAATCAAAGTTAAGTGGAGAACAAAAATTCGTGAACATTTTGCTAAGTCTAAGGCTATATATGATGGTATGCTTAAAGACGGTATAGCAAAAGAGTGTGCGAGATTTGTTTTGCCTTTGGCTACTCCTACGCGACTTTATATGTCTGGAAGTGTGCGTTCTTTTATTCATTGGATACAATTAAGATCGAGTAACGGAACTCAAAAAGAACATATGGATATTGCTAATCAATGTAAAGATATTTTTTGTCAACAATTTCCTATCACATCTGAGGCTTTAGGGTGGAATAATGAATGAATATAATATCACGGCTCAAGTTTATGAATCTGGAGACATTGACAAACAAACGCTATTAATTAACCAAGTTATTAATGGACGCTCTCCAGAAGAAGCGTCAGACAATTTTAAAGGACAAAACGCTACAGAGTTTAAGGTAATCAAAATCTATTCAGTGGAAAAAATTTAGATGGATACCAAACAAACATTTGTTATTAAAGCCGTTAGAGATCTATTATCACATAATTTCTCAGTATTGCTGCACAATAAAACCAATATTGATGGATATGGTGGATGGTTTGGTAATGATACAGGAGAAGAAGAATTTGTTGTTGCTATGAAACACCCTATGGGTTTTGAGATTTTTATTCATGAGTATTGTCATTTTTTGCAGTGGAAGCACGATAGAGAATTTTGGGAAAGTTCGGTAGAATTTTATGATATTTTATTTGACTGGATAGCCAAGCCAGATATGGTTGCATCAGAAGAAGATTTACAAAAAAGCCTGCATACTATTCTGCTACTAGAGCATGATTGTGAAAAACGTGTGTTAAAACTTGTACAACATAATCCTATAGAAGATTTTGATATAGATAAGTATAAACGAGCAGTTAATGCTTATCTTTGGAGTTATCACATTAATTTAGAGCTAAGACAAAGACCAGTCAATCCAATCTATTCCGACAGAGTATTACCTTATATGTCTAATATTTTTCATAATGATTTGTCCTATTATTTAGATAAAAATAATCTAACAAACGAAATGAAAACAGCATTATTGCTTGAATACCAAAAAGACTCAAGCCCATCTTGACAGATTGCCGATAATAGGATACAATGACGAGACATAGGAGCATTTTATGATTCGACCGGGACTTTGCTGTATTTCGTTAACTTTGCAAGAGCGTGATCCTCCTGTTAAGTTCCAGACTATGACCTTTAAACGCTTTAATAGTTTGTCTCGTAATGAAGCACTATCTATTCTAGGAGAAAGGATTCTTAATAATCTCAAAACTACCAATGAGATTATCAGATTTTGTGGAAAAAACAACTGGGTTTATCGTGTATCTTCAGATATTTTCCCACTAATCACATATGATCAAGCAAATGTTACGCTGCAAGATTTACCAAATTATAACCTAATAGATCAAGAATTTGACAATATTAAACAAACTATTATAGATACACAGGTTAGAGTATCCTGTCATCCATCAGAATTTAACAGTTTGGCTAGTTTGACGCCAAAAGTAATCGATAAAACCATTATCGAACTCAACTTTTATAGTTGGTTTTTTGATCGTATCGGATTGCCCGCAAATCATCACGCCCCTATGAATCTTCATGTTCACAATAACAATGGAACAAGAGAAGAAATTTCTAAGCGTTTTTATGACAACTTTAAAAGACTCGATAAAAATTGTCAATCTAGACTCACGATAGAAAACGATGATAAACTTAATTGTTGGAGTGTTCGTGAACTCATAGACGTTTTTTATCCTATGACCAATATACCCATATGCTTTGATTATTTGCATCATGCTTGTCATTCAGATTTTATGACAGAACGCGAGGCTATTGAGGAATGTTATATGACATGGCAAAATCATAGACCTCTTTTTCATTATAGTGAAAGCAGGGAAGGAAATAATCCACGCGCCCATGCGGACTATGCTATCAATCCCATAGAAACATACGGATTAGAATTTGACCTTGACTATGAGCTAAAAGCAAAAGACTATGCTATAGAGAAACACTCTCAATCATTTAAGGAGATATTTGCATGAGTGCATGGTTAATTGCGTTAACAGGAGTAATTTATTTATGGGTTGCTTTTGATCAAGGATACAATCATAAAAATATACCAATGCTCATTACCTATCTTGGTTATGCAAGTGCTAATATAGGTTTATATATGCTGGCCTCAAAATAAGGAATTGATAATGGAAGAACCTAGTAAGATACCCCTAAATCCTGAAACACCAAAAAGCAAGGATGTTAAAAAAATACCCATGCCTCCTTTATATAGGCAGCAATGGGATATTATGCCTGATAACGATAGTGTATATGTGAAAAAAGATTTGGAAAACATTGGTAAAGATCAAGATGAAAATTCTGAAAACAGCGATTAAGCTTTGTTATGATAGATTTGTGCCTAATGCTTTTCAAAGAAGATATCATTTTGCTATAGCATTTGACGGTAATCGTCCAGTTTGTCTCAGCCAAAACAACCCGATCAAAGTTAATGCCAAGGCTTTAAGAATGGGTCAAATATTCAATATCCCAACCTATAAAGAATTTCCGTATATTCATGCTGAATCTCATCTTATTTCTCAATTACTTGATCGCTATAACTCCATTGATACTAATTTGTCAATTGTTGTGGTGCGAATTGGACGAGATGGACGAATGAGATTAAGTAAACCATGTGAAAATTGTGATAAAATTCTTAAGGCGGTAGGTTTGAATGATATTTATTGGAGTATAGGAGATAATAATTTTGAAGATAGTGATGGTGATCATATTGCCATAGACAGTAAATATTTTTACAGATATGCTAAAGGTAAATATTATGCTAAGACAAAGAACGCATTACTGGACTTGCAGTAAATTTGCTGACTGGATTAGAGGAGAAAAGAAACCGTTTGCTCTTGAATGGGGACAGTGGGATGAATGGAAAGAAGAACAAAAAAAGAAAAGACCATTTAGGTTTTGGCTTAGTGATACATTTTTAGGATGGCTACAAAATATAGTTTACTATCCATCTGATCTCTACCATAGTATTTCTATTTACATTCGTAATAGATGGATAGATAAAACACATGTTATTCAAACAGGTTTTAAGCCAGGAAAATATTATGAGATTGACGATAAAATGCTTCATGGCTTATTTACTGAATTGGTGGATTTTGTAGAAATAGAATTAGCAGCCAACATGATGTGGTTCAATAAGAATAAATATAAAACTAAAAAGGGAAGATGTTTGGAGGCTGCTCATGATTATTTTAAGTGGGCTAATAACCTAAAAGAGAAAAACGACCAAGGGAAAAGAGTATTAACGGAACAAGCGAAATCTTCCAGACAAATACAAAAACTATACGAATGGTGGAAAAACAAAAGGCCAAATAGACTAGATCCATATGTTGCTAGTGGATATAATGATACATTTAAAGACGACAATGATATTTTTAAGTTTTCTTCCACAAATATAACTAAACGTAAAAGAGTTTTAGCAAAATTGAATAAAATAGAAAAAGACTATGATGAAGAAGATACTAATATGCTGATCGAACTTATTAAAATCCGCCACCATCTGTGGTCATAAACTTTAAAGAACGGCTTGACAAACGCCGATAGTATGGTATAAACACGATACATTCCTTTCACAACGGAGGTTTAACGTGCTGTGTCGATACTGTCAAAGCGTTATTGATAATGACAGACTAGAATTTTTGACCGAATTTAATCGTCCTATAGTATGTAAGGACTGTTCCACAGAACAACGTGCGGTGGGCTATATGGACTGGGGACATAAAACTGCTCCTAGTTTAGTCATGGTTCCAGCAAACGCTAAAGAGACTATTCGTAAACTTGATAGAGCCAACAGGAGAGCAAGATGAATAAAATGACTTGGTTAGAACTATATAACTTTTTACACCAGCAGGCCAATAGCATACACAGTGTTGGTAGTTTGGACTGGAATCATCCTGTTAAGATATATGATGCTGCAACAGGGGACGAAGCAACTTGTGACACTTATTATCTAACGGACAACAGCAGCGAGCATCTGGTTTTGATGACAAACTTTGAGAAAGGAAACTCTTAATGGAATTGGAAATAGAAAGTCTGTTGTTTAAGCAGGTAGAGAAGCCTAAAAACTTTTTGATGACTAAAATTATCAATGTCTATGATAATAGATATAGAATTAATGTCTATATAGAATTTGAAGAAGATACTCTAACCAAAAAAAGAATATTTGCTAGTTATTTTTGTCATTACAAACCCGGTGAACTTACCATAGTATATGGTGGCAAACCAAATAATAATGAATAATCAAAAATTGCTTTATGAAACTAACTGCGTATTGCATGAATTATCTGACAAGATATACGAAAAAATATCATTGTCTCATGATGCTAGTTTCGAATATAAGCTATATCACATATTAATGGAGCATAAAATCAAGTTGACACAAACTATTGATAGGGATTTTCTCCGCAAGGAACACATTTTAATTCAAGAAAAGATTTATTCTCATGAAAATTGAAGAAGCACAAACAATTAAAATTAACGATAAGCTGATAACTGTTTTTGGTGAAGAAGTTATTGTATTAGAAAAGTTTAATGAAGAATCCAATGATGAAATTATTGGAATTATTTTCACGGTAAAAAATACCAAAACTAATGCTATCAATAATTACTATCACAATATTCTGTATACGAGTTTAGATAATATGCCGGAATCAGAAAATGCTTTTATAAAGTGGATTACAGAAAATAGAAATGAGCAAATAGAATTTTCCGATCTTGTTTTGTTGCAGAAAACATTTGTGTCTGGTTTTGAACGAGGTGTTTATTTTGTTGTTTTTCAATCAGAAAAGACCGAAAAAATAGAAGATGCTGTTTAAAAATTTCTAAAGGTTGACGCTTGACAACGACGATAACTATGGTATACTCAGGTGATACACACTTAACCTTCTGGAGATAACAATGGCTAAGGGTCAGAAATCTTGTCCTTCATGTTCTACCGTTACTGGTCCGCGAGCATATGCTTGCAAGAATTGTGGTCATATTTTTGCCTTTAGGGCAAAAAGCAAAGAAGCTAAAAATACCAAGATTATCAAAGACTTTAATTGGAGAGAACTTGTTAAAGGAGACAGAATTAAAGTTGGTGGAGGCCCATATTATGTATCTAAGGGAGAGTTTATTCCGATGGGCTATCGTGGAAGATTTCTTGTTGAGAGCATAGACGATAAAGGTATTCGTGCATATGGCTTGGATAAGTACCAGGGTTTTTGTCACATTTACATGGGTCCAGATATTCAAAATCCAGAAACAAAAGTTTGGAAAATCAAACACAAGATGGTTAAGTTGAAACAAAAAGAGGTTGTTGTGTCATGAGTTTAACTGATGAACAAAAACATCAATTAAATCATCTCATAGAATATAGAGATCAGATAGTTGATTTTCTATTTCATATCGAAACTACACTAAAAAAATTCTTTCCTGAAGAATTTGATATAGCGTACCAACATTGGATTCCTCAAATTATGACAGGATTATATGATGACGACAAATGGCTTCCAAGAGGAGAGCAGAGTATGCAGAAAACCATAAACAGACTACTAGACAAGGCCAATGAAAAAAACGATCAAAATATTAAAAAGTTTATTTAAATTTGGGGTATCATAATGGATGCAGAACAAAAGGTTTATTCTATCGTCGATTTGGAACAATATGCTATCTCTCTTAGAGATGCTGTTGCTAAAACTTTTAAAGAACATTATTCTGATAATTTAGATGAATATATTTCTATTAATCAAGTTATCAGCGTCATAGAGGGATATAGCGTTGGTAATGATGATGATGGCAGACTGTTAATCACAGAAGAGATTTTTGAATATATTTTTGATGACGTAAGAGATTGGTTTTATGAAGTTGGACTATCAAAATTAGCAGCAAAAGGATTAGTTGAGTGTGCATGGGACAATGAAACTAATTCAATGATTTTCTGGATTCCAAACAATGAACAACCTAACTCCACAACAAATCACAAATCTTAAAATAGAAATTGATGCCATAAAAGAATATGTATATAGCGATTTATGTCGCCAATGTGAGGAAATGTCTAAGAGATTAATCGAATGTGAAAGGCTGTTAGCGAATGAAGAAACTCAGTCATAAAAGACGCAAACAGTTAGAAGCCCAAGGAAAGCTCAGAGATAGAATAGAACTGTGGGTAGATCAGCACAACCATAAGTTAGAATTAATTAGAACGTGTAATGGCTTAATAGGCGTGGTTTTATCAAGTATCATTATGCTTAGAGTATTTGGTATACTATGAATCGAATGTTAATATGTGTCTTATCTGGATTATTGTTGATATCTCTTGGATTTAATATCTTACAGGTAGTGCGATATAGAGAGTATAGACATAAGACAAAGCAGGGTATTTCTCCTATTATTATTGAAACACCTAGTCCTTATACATATCCAGAACCAAAATCACAAAATATCCAAAAACTTAGAACACACACAACATAGGGGGCGACAATAGAATCGACTGCGTACTAAAGATTATATTTGCAGGTAGTGGTTGGTGGACAGGCCACTTTAAAAGTCTACCAAATGTTTTAACTGGCACTAATCAGTTAGCCCTTGCTGCTTAATAAATAGTAGCAACAATCTTAGAAAGCGACGAAGGTAGCGTTCAAAAGATTGTCGTAAAATCCTTCGGCTGCTAGAATATCCAGTGCGTTCTAGCCTAAGACTTTACTGGTACGGAAAGATGAATGTTGTTTGTTCTTTAATCTTTCTTAAAAGTTATGAACAAAATAAACCTGTAGTAGATAAAATCAGAGGTATGTCAACACGCGGGGGCAGATCCCGCCGCCTCCACTTAATACTATGAGAAAAATTTGTACCTATTGTGGCAAAAGGAAGAATAAAGCTAGTTTTCCTAAACATAGTATGTACAAAGATAATCTCGATAGTAGATGCAGAAAGTGTGTTAAGAAACATTCTAGGATTAGAAGCAAACTTCATAAAAAAGCTCCTCCAAGACCAGAAACTTGTGAGTGTTGTGGGAAAATTCCCCATAAATGGTGCTTGGATCATGATCATACCAATGATAGTTTTCGCGGCTGGTTGTGTGAACCGTGTAATACTGGACTAGGTAAACTCGGAGACAATCTGGACGGAATAATTAAAGCAGCCAACTATTTGATGATGTCTAGAAATAGACAATAGGTGTATTTATCTCTATCACACGGAGATATTTACTTATGATTAAAGCCTCAATTGATCATCTGAAAAAAAATAATATGACCTATCTAACCCATCTAATATTTGCTTGTGGTCATGGTATAAAGTGTATTAAAGCGGGATTATTTCTTATTATACATAGTATAGTTCCAGGATTATTTCCAAAAACAGGATCTAATCTAGTAAAAAAACTCAATCAAAGTTTTACTGATCATTTAAATGAAACTTCATAATCATTTTTATTATTTAGAACCGAATGATTTGCAGATAGTTTTAGATGCATTAGAGATTCTATATAAACAAATGAAAACTCATGAACAACTAGGTATAAAAACGCCATACAGTCAAGCAGACGTTGAGATGGTATTGGAAGCACTAAAAAATAGCAACAAGTACAAATACTAAAGATTGTGCTTGACAAACGCCGACAAGTGTGATATGCTATAGGAAACACAGGAGACTTTGGAAGTGAATCATCATTTTGATTATGTTTGGGGAATGGTTCGTGATCTACGGGCTACAAGTAGCACTATTGATAAGCAAAATATTATTGAGGATTATTGCAATCATAAAAGCGAGGCCGCAACCTTTGCCAAAAATATTCTGCTTTATACATATCATCCTTTGTGGCAATATAATGTAACCAGTGATAATATCAAAAAGAAATCTCATCTGAAAGGTAAAGATTTTGGAAGCATCTATTTTTTGCTTAACGCTTTAAAAGATCGTCAAATTACGGGACACGATGCTATAGGGGCAGTAAATACTTTTATTGATAAGTATCCTGATTGTGATGAACTCATTTATTGTATTATAGATAAAGACCTGAAAACCCGTGCTGGCGATAAGATTATCAACAAGGCTATTCCAGATCATATTCCAGAGTTTAGTGTTGCCCTAGCCGATAAATATGATCCAAACATTGTAGACTGGAAGGACGGATGGTATGTTAGTAGGAAGATCGATGGTGCTAGATGTATTGCTATTGTTGACGATAATGGTAACGCTTCTTTTTATTCCCGCACAGGAAAGACTTTTGAAACTTTGGATATTGTTGCTGGTGGCATTAAGGCTCTCGGTATATCTAATGTAGTATTGGATGGAGAGTTGTGTCTGCTAGACGAGGATGGTAATGAAGACTTTCAAGGAGTGATGAAAGAACTGCGAAAGAAAGATCATACTATCCAGAACCCATCCTATAAAATTTTTGACATGATTACTCACGATGAGTTCTATAGCAAAAGGGGCGAAAAGAATCGACCGTTCAGTATCCGCTTAAACAATCTCAAAGAGATTATGAAAAAGAACGAGTGTGATTGCCTAAGTTTGCTGGAACAAGTACGAGTGGACACTGATGATGACTTTGAATCTCTCATCTCTTATTCTACTGAAGAAAAATGGGAAGGACTCATGCTTCGTGCTGATGCCCCATACAAAGGCAAGCGAAGCAAAGAACTGCTAAAGTATAAAAGTTTTAGTGATGATGAATATGAAGTTATTGATGTTGAAATGGGACCATTTCGCTATGTTAAAGATGGTGCAGAGTGTGAGGAAACAATGCTCTCATGTGTGACCATCATGCACAAAAATCATCCTGTTAGGGTAGGTTCCGGTTTTAGCATTGACCAGAGACAGGACTTTTATAAGCATCCTAAGAAGATATTAGGTAAGATTATTACGGTCCAATATTTTAGTGAGAGTCAAAATCAAGATGGCGGCATAAGTCTTCGTTTTCCAACTTTTAAAGTCTTGCACGGCGAAGCTAGAACTGTATAATATATACGGTGTATCTCTAGAATATATTATTATTATATTCTGGAGATATTAAATGTATAAAATTATATTTAGATCTATTTTTTATCAGTGGCTTATACTATTTATAGGTATATCTATAGGTTTCATACTCAATGCCGAATGGCTAGGTTATAAAAGCGTATTAATAGAACGCTCTATTGGTAATATATTTTTCCCTATCGAATTTACAGACGATATGGAAAATAAAGTGAAAGAAATAGGAGCAAGTAAAATATACGCTTCGTTGAACTACCCAAATGAATTTGAAATCTTGGGAGATGTTGTATATTATAACGATGAGTTTTACTGGTGTAAATATAAATTTAGAGATGATAAAGGAAAGTTGCAATTTGGTGAAGAAACAACAAGAGTAAGATGGAAAACATGGGAATATAATTACGGATCGCCAGACGATGTTGTAGACAGTACGGAAAAGGCTAATCAATTAATACAAGATTTAGAGATATGGCACTCTAAAATTCGTGACTCAATTAAAAAAGCAGAAGAAAATGAAAAATTTTGGATAGACAAGGAAAAAACCAAGAACAAAGTTTCCACATAAGACAGACTACGATGCAACAAATTCCGGTATATTACCATATACCTAAATGCGGAGGAACATATATACTATCTCTTTACAGTTATCTTAATAAAGAGAATGAAAGAAAAATCCGCAAACGCCTAGATACTAATTGCATTTGTAGATTAATTGATGTATATTTGAACGAAACCAGATATATACAAATGACCGGTATTATGGAAATCAAAGACCTTATGAGTCTAAATTGCAACATAGAAAGCTATAATAATATTTTTTCATTAGATCAGTTATATCAAATTATAGACGAAGATCAAATCAAAATAACTAGCATATTCATACAACCAACTGGTGATGGTAATATGTTGGACTCTAGAAATCAAGTTGACAAAATAATTTCATATATAAATAAACAACCAATTTATTTCACTATCATCAGAGACATATTTCAAAGACTATATTCTGAATATAGTTACCTAACAAGTAGTGCTGCTGATCATGAACCGTCAAATAATTTATATAAATCTTATGCCAATTTTGAAGATTTTTTAATTAAATCTAATAATTATGATAATATAATTACAAAGCAAGTAGCATATAATATGCCTTTAGACAACACTGCATTTAAAATGGTGGAAAATTTTTTTAGCAATTTTGTCATAGGTACTATGCAAAGTTTAGAAGCAACAGCCACTAATGTTTGGAAACAATGCTATGGATGGGCAGCGAATGGCGAAAATGAAACGTTCTTAAAAAATGAAAATCGCAATAAGCTTAAAATAAATATAGACAATATATCGTATCAAGCAAAACAACAATTCTTATCAAACACACAGTGGGATAGAAAATTATATGCTTATCTCTCACAACTATAAATTTATTACTATAGACATACCAAAAACAGGCACTAGATCATTAAGAACCACTTTATTGCCTCTGGATATTATAGATATTGTTGGTGTCGCAAATAGGGTGGATTTTCAACAACACGGGAAAGCAATAGAGTGTGAGAGGGATCTAAAAAGATTAGGATATAATTTTAAAGACTATTTTTCTTTTTGTGTGGTTAGAAATCCTTGGGATCGTTATCTAAGTTTCTTTAAGTACTACAAAGAAAAAGCAGAAGAATATTTAAAAGCCGATCAATACGACGAATGGAGCGAAGTAAAAATTGCGCAAGGAAAAAGCTGTGTAGAATTAATTAAAAATAGAAACGATCAGCAAATATTAAAAATTATTATATTGAATAACTATTGTCAAAGTGACTTTTACTTAAATGCTGATGGTGAAATAATGGTTTCTTACATTGCTGAATTTGCTAATCTTAAAAAAGAATTCGATAAGTTTTGCACTATCGTAGGTGTGCCTATTCAAGAATTGAGACATGAGAATCAAACTAAGATACATATGACAGCTAAAGAGATATATAATCAAGAGCTTATAGATCTAGTGACTGAAAAAGAAAAACATGTCATAAATATGAATAAGTATATTATATGAAAATTTATACATATTACGAAGATATCCAATTCCAGCAACAAGAAAAAATGCTAGAACTATGGCAAATAAGTTGGAGAAATGCTGGTTTTGAACCAAAAATATTATGTAGAGAAGATGCCAAGCAAAGTTCTTTCTATGAAGAATTTGTTGACAAAATTAAAAATATCTATTTAACGATTATGAAAAAAGAAATCAGTGATTATGGATTATCTTGCTATCTAAGATGGTTGGCATATTCTGTGCAAAAAAATGAATACTTTTATGTATCAGATTACGATTGCGTAAACAATGGTTTAGAGTCTTTTATCGAGACAGATAAACTTCATTTAATGGATTATGCCTGTCCATGTTTTGCTTCTGGCAAACCGGATCATTTTGAAAAACTGTGTCATCTATTCATAGATATTAGTCTTGATAGAATTACAGAGATAATGTTGGCAATAAATAATTTTGTCTGGTATCACGATCAAGAATTTTTTGCTATAAATATGACACACCCATATAATAAAAACAAAAAAGAATTATTAGAAGTTAATAATATTATTATGACAAGAGACTTAATAAACGGAATTGGCCCGTTTAACATTAACCAAAAAAATACTGTTAAGGTTTTGCATATTTCGCATGACAACATAAAAAATATTAAAAAAATCACAAAAGAATTTGACAATAAAACCGTGGATGAAATAAGAGTTTTACTAATGGAAAAAGTAATATATGAAAAAGATTTTATTTTACGGTAATTGTCAGCTTGGAGCATTGAGCAAACATATAAGGGAGCATTCCAATAACTATCATATATTAGATTGTCGTGATTACGGCCTAAAACAATTTTGGTTAGACAGCGGACTTTTTGCAACTTGGTCGCCAGACAATAAAGACAATCATAGTAAATACTATCCTCAAATAATTGAAGCAGTTAAGGCTTGTGATATTTTTATATTTCAACACCATACACACTTGGTACGAAGAACAGAATTAACTACTGAGTATCTTGTTAACCAATTAAGACCTGCAAGTGTGTCAATATGTTTACCTTCTATACGATACTATGGTTATCTTTATGATGATTCTAGAGTTAATTATGTAGTTAAAAAACTATATGAACAAAAAATGCTAGACATAGAGATATTATCCTACCTACAACATGAAGATGATAATGATGCTAAAAGACAAATGATAGAAAATCATTATTCTTCTTTAGAAAAGTTGAAACAAAAAGACAAAGAAAATATACAACTATATAAAAATTATATACCAATGTCTAATTTTATCGAATCTAATTATCAAAATAAGATTATAGCATATGACCACTCTCACCCATCAACCCACTATTATAATGAAATTATAAAGAAATTAGTAGATTATGATATAAAAATTAATCAATTATTTAATAATGAAAGCACACTACCGCGATCAGCACAGTTGTGTCCTTATGATCTAAAATATTTTCATAATCATTTTCCAGAACTAGAGGACACAGAACAACATGATTCATTTTTTTCACTTAGATTAAACGCAGCAAGTATCCAGCATCAAATAGCATTAATTAAAGATAAAGGAAACATTCAATGAGAATACAGCCAATATATGTTGTGATAGGTACTGTTCATGATAATAATCAAGAAGAAAAAATAATTGTTCAAGAATTTTTAGAGTGTGAAACATCAGAGCAGGCCAGCGAACAGGCTGTAGCACTGGAAAAACAACTTAAATTCCTCTATCCAAATAACAAAATATCTGCTTGGATAAATGTTTTTTAGTATTGAGCCATTGGTAGGACAAAAATAAAAAGTTCAAGGAACAGACTTGACAAGCCGATAACAGTAGTGTAGAATCGGTAGCGTCACAGACATTAGAACTTTTGGAGAATACTATGGAAACCATTTTGGAAAAGAAGGAAAAGAAAACCACATATTGTAGGAGCAAGGCCGATGAATTTTTCGCAAACTTTCCTAAAGACAAGATCGTATCCTACAAGAATTATTGGGAGTCCATTCGGCCACAGAATACCGCTGATATTTTCCGGCGCTATCTTTTTGCTTATTGCTCTGTGCATACTACTTGGAAAGGTAATTGCTCTGGTTATCAAGCCATCAAGAATTTTGATGAATGGATTGACGATCAAGAAACATTGAGAAACAAGTTGGCAAACTCAGGCGTGGGATTGCATAATAATCGCACAAAATATATATGGGATTTTAGTCAGCAGTTTTGGTCTAACCCTAAAGACTTTTATCTTACGACAAAAAAGTATCATGTTAAGAAGCGTGACCAGATTGTAAATCGTATAATGGGTCTTGGTATGGCTAAAGTTAGTTTTGCACTTGAGATGATACACCCTAATGAATGTAGGGTACTCTGTGGAGATGTTCATCAACTTCGACTGTACAACATGGAGCATTTGACTTACAATAAGAGTAAACAGGGTATAGAAAAATACAAAAGAATGGAACAGCACTGGAGCGTAAATTGTGGCAAACTAGGTGTACCATCTTATGTAGCAAGATCGATTTATTGGGACGCTCTGCAAAAGAAAGAAGATAGTAGGTACTGGAGTTATGTACTAGAATCATGAGCCCTATTCAATTCCCCAGAGTTAAAATATTAAACAATAATGTAACAGGTTTTTTAACACACATGATGCCTCAATCTGATGATTCTTATTTATATGAGATCATGGGAGATAACGGCAAAACATATGTGGTAAATAGTTCAGAGTTTATAGAGATAGGTGAAGAACATGAGCCAGAACGGAAAGGGTAGTAAGCCCAGACCCAAAACAGTTAATCAACAAACATGGGCAAAAAATTACGAAAGAATTTTTAAACATGGGAAGCGTAACAAATCTAAGCGAAAATAAAACATTTTTTATTCCCTGCGATTGCCGTAGTGAAATTTTAATGATCGAGTATGATCATGAATACAAAATGGCAGACGTAGCAATATACGAGTCTTATGTCTCTTATAATCATAAGATGTCATTTTGGCAGCGTATTAGATATTGCTGGAGGGTTTTACGATATAAAAAACCTTATGCTGATCAAATAATGCTAGATAATAAACAACTAATAGAACTAAAACAGTTTTTATCAAGTTTAGATCTGACTCCATGATGGTGTATAAAATTAGGTCACACCAAAACATATTATGGAGTCATTCATGAAAAAAAACAACAATATGAATGTTTATGTGGCCGATGAACTTTCTAACAAAGTGAGATGTTTATCTTTAGCTTTATCTCAAGCCAAAGATATTATTTCTAAATTAGAAAACGAAAATGATAGACTAAAAGACGTTTTAATTAACCTAGCGTCATCAAATAATGAAGGTTATGTTCTCGATAGTGAGGCTTTTAATGAGTCGGTGTGTGCGGCCTAATCGGAGCAAAAATACAAGAATTATTACACAAATTAGCGAAAACGAATATTTGTTGGAAGGTCAAAGTGATTGGGCAAGATTTGGTTGTCAAACTGATCCGTCGATAATTACATCAGCTAATCTTGATGGTGGTCCATTTTTATTGGTTAATGATTCTTTTTTGGGTAAAGGACGGATAACACAAATTCAAAACATAGAATCTGAGATAGAAGATTATTTTGTATTAAAAATCACTATTCATCCTTATGAAACAAGGGGTACAAATGACAAGACTACATAAAAGTAAAACTAATAGGGTTTTGTTTGGTGTTTGTGGAGGCTTGTCAGACAGTTTGGGTTTAGATGCTCCTTTCATCAGACTTGGTTTTATTTTTGGAGCCATATTCACTGGCAGTTTGTTGTTTTGGATTTATCTTATACTGGCCCTGGTTTTGCCTACAAGAGACTAATAAAAAAGAAAGTCTCCCAGATCGAATTCTAAAATAGTGTGCCAGATGAATCATGGTGAGAGCGAAAAATTTTTCAAGTTCGCGTATTGACAACGCCGATACACCATGTTAGAATAAAGCAAACAATGACAGGTGGAATCAATCAAGAGATTGAGCCTGAGTTGTGGATTGGATAAGAATTTGGAGGTTGATTATGGCTGAAGTTATTTCTACTGAGAAGCAGAAGCGTGTTCGTTGCAGTGATGAGCAGTTCCTTGAGGCAGTTTTTTCTAGCAAGACATATGCTGAGATTGCTAGTAAGACTGGCCAAAAGGTTGCTAGTACGATGGCACGATACGCTCGTACTAAGACCGCTCTTGCTAAGAGAGGGATTGATCTCCCTTCTATGGAAAGAGCAAAGCCTGTTAAGACTGTGGACAATGTTGAGGCTATGATTGATATTGTTCAGAAACTCAAGCAGGTTCATAACGGTTAATCAAAATATTTCATCATCAATCATATTGGTCAAGGACGCAACCTCCAAGATTAAATCCTGTGAACTAATATGGTTGGTGGTGAATATGGGAGCATAGCCCAACAGGCAGAGGCAATGGACTTTTTTCGTTAAATT